AAGCTACTGGCGACAAGTTGATTGTCAAAAATAATTCATTAAATCTAGTGCTCCATGACCAACCTTCAACATATCCCTCAAACTGACCACTTGAGATTTGAGCAGGTAGGTTTTGGATGTTTAGAGGTTGCCCCATGAATACGCCTAGTAAATTATCACGATCACTATTGTCAATATCTGGATTTGTAATTGGAAAAGTAATGCTCTGAAATGCTGGTTGTGGGAAGGCTCTTTGAGCGATATATCGATCTGCCACAGCTTGAGCATCTACGGCTGAATGCAGAACTGAATTGATGCTTTCGGCTTTATAGCCATAAGCCAAAATTGAACTTGCAGATGTCGCAGTTTTTTGTGATCCAAAATTGTTGCCATAATTTATGTAAATATCGTTTCGAATATCACCTGATCGAGTAATTGTGCTTATTCCTTGACCTAACGCTTGTCGAGCATCAAGATCAACATAGCCATTGGTCAATAGATAATTTTGCCTGTGGTCTGCATCGGCATACCCAATATTGCCTTCATTATCTTCATAAAGATATCCAAATGCTGAATTTGCTATCAATTGAGCAATGTTAAAAATTGTGTCTGTATCAGCTGCTCTGTTTTCCATAGTATAAAGACCAGGCTGATCTATTTCACCAAGTCCTAGATTTTGTGCATTATCCCATGTTTCAGTTGCATCGTAAGTTGCCCATGTTGAAGCTGCTGGAACATCATTCCAACTTCCAAGTAATACGCTAGACAATAAATCATAGATTTGGTTGCCATCTTCATTTTGAGCAATTGTTCCTGAATACAATTCTTTTGCTAATTTAACAAGTGATCCCATTGCAAGGACTGTGTATTGAACAACAGTTGCAATTGATCCAGTAGCACCAACACTCACAGTTATATCTGTAATATCACCACCAAAGATATTTACATAAGTTCCTGCTGAGTTTTTAACTTGCAAACCAAAACTGTCGTTAATAGCAAATGGCAAGGTTTGACCAGATAGTGCCACAAAACTAACTTGAATATAAGAAGGATTAGGCTGCTGGTAAATGTCTGTTCGACCAGCCTGATGTTGAATATCGCTAATGGCAATGTCGGTGTAATCAACACCTGCAACTGTAAGTTTCCAAACTGGTGACCAAGCAGTCATTATCTACCTACTGTTGTTCCGACTAACAATCCTTGTGATCTTGCTGCGCTTTGATTAAGCACACTTGCCACAGCTCTTGCAGCACCTTCGCCATCAATAGCATTAACAGTTATGTTTGTAACTCCACCGCCTGTTGTATATCCACCATTAGGTCGTGTTGGAACTGACGGCAATGATGATCTATTTGCTGATGGTGCTGGGTTAGGTATTGAACCAATGTTAACTCCGGGAATTATATTAACCACTCGGATCAATTCATTAGCAAGAGATACAACTAATCCAATTGCTTCTCTTAGGAATGTAATAAATCCTGAAATTATGCCTGAAATACTTGCAATAGTTCTGCCAAAACTTGCAGCACTTTGTTGAGTTTGTGTTAATGCTGCATTCAATCCTTCATCACCTGTAAATCCTGCAATAAATCCATTTAATGCTGGAACAGCTGTATCGTTTAAGAATGTAATAAACTTCTCAACCTGTGGCAATAATGCAGTTCCTAAACTTTCCTTAGCCTCATCAAATCCAACTTTTAGGCGATCAATTTTGCCTTGAAATGTTTCAGCGTTTGTAGCTGCTGCGCCACCATAAAGATCAGATAGTTTTGTTTGGATCTCTGTGAAAGACAATGTTGAAAGTTCGGCTTTAGATAATCCAAGACCTAATCTGCCAAGTGATGCAGTATTGCCATCCTGAGCACGACCAAGTGCATTGGCAACTTGCTCTAAATCTAATCCTCGACCTTTTGAAATATCTAAAGCAAGGCTTAATAATCTTTGTGCTTCTTCAGTATCTTTTGTGCTTACTGCAAGTCTTTGCATGGCTGGTCTAAGTTGATCATCAGCAACGCCTGTGGCTAAGGATGTTTGAAGAATAAAATCCTCAGTTGCCTTTATTTGCCCCTCAGTTGCCCCTGTAGCACTCTTTAATGCTTGGGCTAACCTAAGTTGTGCAGCCTCATCCTCTATTGCAGCTTTGACACCATCAACGGCTAATTTAGTGCCATAAGCAACGGCAGCAGCAGCAGCAACGGCAAATGCAGCAGCAGCCTTCTTTCCAAATGCTGAAATCTTTTCGCTATTAGTTTCAACGGCATTGTCAGCTTGATTTAACTTATTCTTAAGATCATCAATATCCGCAAGGATCTTAAGCGATAGGGTTCTGGTATCTCTTGCCATTTATGCCCACTTATCCAAAATGCGGTTGTATGCAGCTTCCCACTTGTTAATCAATTCAGGCTGAATTCTGCGAAGGGTTGGATAAATGAACCATCCGCGAGATCCACGACCTTGCCTTCCTGAATAACTAGGGAACTGTTTGAATTTATTCGAACCAAACTCAACGCCACCCCACAGGCTCTGTGTAGTAGCACCACCTGAAAACTTTTGTCTTGCGAAACCATATTTGAATTCGCCAATTTTGCTTGACTTTGAAATGCTAACGCCATCCGCAACTCTTTGCGCAACTTTGCCTGATTTTGTTCGACCTCTAGCCGCTGTTTTAATTTCCTCAGCTGCGTATGTCGCCAGAGCAGCAGATTGAATTCTTGCTTCCTCAGTCGCTTGCGCATCCATAACTTTGAAAGCTTTGAGAATATCGCGTATGTCATTGCGACTGTAAGCAATGGTTTCACTTGCCATACCTCGCCTCCAATACTTCGATAGCTGTTAAAATGTCCTCTGCTTCAACCCATTCACTCATTGGTATCTTTGTGGCTATTGCCAACTCAACCAATAATCTACTTAGGCTTCCTGCTGGGTGACTTTTGGGTCTGCATCACCGACTATTACATCGGATACTGTTTCCATCCAAGCCTCAAATGGTTTAACTGGTTTTCCAGCAGCTTCGCGCTTGTGAGCGTTGTATGCTAAAAACATCAGATCCCACATTCCAAGTTTTTCTTTTGCTTGGCTTATGGTGTGACCAGTTGATTTTTCCCATTTAGCCCACTCAGGCGGTTGAGCAATATATGTTGCTTGTTCGCCTGAGTTATATTCAATTGTGATTGGTAACTTCATTGTTTGCTCCCGTTTATTTTTTAACTAAAGGTTTCGGTTACTGCGCCCTTAGATACTGTGAATGTGAATGATACTGTCTGAGCATCAACACCTGAACCACCAGCAGTTGGAAACTCTGGCTTTACTGGAAACACAAATTGCGCTCCTGATGCAGCTGTAAGTGTCATGCTGATATCTGTATCTGGTGCTGTCTCAGCAGCAGTCCATAGAGCCTCACAAACTGAGTTTGCTTTGCCCCAGTCAGCCAACATATCCAATTGGAATGTTCCTGAAATGTTTGTTGTCTTGTAAGCCTCGCCATCCATTGTCTGATAGACCTGACGCTCATTAACTTTTGTTAGAACTGCATTTGTCGCTTGTGCTTGAATATCTGTTCCACCTGTGAAAGATAAACCAACATCACGACCTGTAATTACGACTGTTGCCATGATTTCTCCTTATATTGTTTGTGTGTAGTAGGTAGACACTCTTACATCTGCGATTAGCAGCGTGCTTGCACCAACTTGGGTAACTGTCGGTCTTTCAACCGAGCTGACAATATATCCAACTGGAATTACTGCCAGAACACTTATGACTAGCTGCTCGATATTGTCGAGGGATGCAGGATTGCTGTTATATGCAACTGCAACTGAAATTGTAAAGTTAATCTTTGCTCGGATATTTGTTTTGCTAATTGTTTCAAATTCTAAATATGGGCTATCTGGAACAACTACCACAGCTGGTGGAATAACTGTTTCAGGAACAAATGAATAAACATTTCCTGCAACGCTAGATAAAGCGGTTGCTAAAGGTGTTCTAATTTGTTCAAGAATTGTTTGGTTAGGCATTTATTGAGCCATGCTATCTGTGTCAATATATGAGCCAAGTAATCCAACGCATTTATTGAATAATGATCTGCCCATTCTGAAAGGAGTTGCTGTAAAATCTACTCCTTCGATTTGTCCTCCGCCTGCAAGTCTTGCTTGGAAGACTTCGACTGAAACTGTATAGACAGCTGATTGAACAGCTGCGTTTCCAACATAAGTTGATCCGCCAGAAAGGGCAGCAACTCCGGATGGGATGACATTAGCCTCGAGTATGTCGGCATTAGTGATCGATTGCGAAAAGGTATATTGTCCAAGATTATCTGCCAACACAACTCTTGTTCCGTTGTAGGGTGATCCGCATCCTGTGATGACAACTGATTGTCCTTCGGTAAATTCATGAATTCCTAATGTAGTAAATGTAGCAACATTGTCTGACAATGAGGTTGCTTGAATAGGTGCTTTGAATGTAACAAGCATTGGCAGAATAACTGTTTCTGCGGTGTCAATAATTTGATTTAGGTAAGCATCTGAATACAAGGAAGACGACACACCAAGCACAGAGCGCAATTCGCTTGCGGTAATTATGGTTGGCATGTCATCTCCTTTAAGTCTCCCATTATTAGCTGCCTACCAGCGGGAGCACCAGTAGGCATTAAGGGCTTAATTAGTTCTTGTTGAACCAAACTGCGCCACCAGCAATTTTAACTGCAAGTGCGCCGTAGCCATAGTAAGCAACAGATACTTGACC